CCGCGTCGGCGAAGAGATCCGGCGCCTCGACGTCGGGCAGATCGGCGGCCTCGACGACGATGTGCGCCGACGGGGGCCGCGCGCCGCTCGTGTAGACCTTGCGCGCGTGGAGATCGACGACTTGTTTATCGTCGACGAATACCACGCCCGTGAGCCCGTCGCCGATGGCGCGTACGAGTTTGTCGAGATCGGGTTGTTTCGTGTGATGGTGCACTTTTTTCGGGAGCGACTCGGGGCGCGGCATCCGAAACGTGACCGTGAGCACGACCGGCCCGAGAAAGAGTTCGCCGCCGACGACGGTTTGCGCTTGCTCGGCGACGACTTGCCGCCAGCCGCGTACCTTCGGGTTGTCGTGCGTCACGATGGCGCGCGGCGCGCGTCGTTGTCGCACGGCGGCTTTTGCCCACGCGAACGGGACGAACGCGGTCGCACTCCCTTGCGGTTGCGGCACGCCGAGCACGGTGAACGCGACGCGTCGCCGGATCACGCGCGACGGGCTCCGACCGCTTTCAGCGCCGCCGCGCGTGCCGTCGCGACCGTGCGACGGGCCGCGACCGCTTTCAACGCCGCCGCGCGAGCCGTCTCGACCGTCCACCGATGCCCGCGCTCGGATCGCACCGATGCGAGGCCGCCGAGCCGCGCGAGCCGTACCCGCTCCGCTCGCGGGAGCCGCGCGAGCCGTCCAAGGATCCACACGCAACGGTGCTCGGGTTTGATGATGTTTCTCATAAATCGAATTCCGGTTGCTTATCGATCTCGCCGTGCCACGCGTCGATCATCGGGATCCGCGTGTCGGGATAGCGCGAGAACCCCGAACCGTCGATAGAATCCGCGCCCGCCTTGCGCGCGAGTTCGTACCGCCGTTTGCCGTTCACGCGACCCCAATGCACCCATACGTCGCGCGCTTTCGCGACTCCGCATAGATCCCGCGCCGCCGTACTCACTTTGAACGCGGTCGTCCCGCCGATGAATAAGCACCCGATTTCCGGCCACGGCACGCGGTCGGGTGTGATGCCGTCTTGCGCGACGAACGCCGCCGGAAATCCGACCCCGCGAATCACGCGCGACCAAAACGGCCACCGTGCGAGCGTCGAGGCCGCATCACCGACGAAATCCGGCGCGGCGACGAACAAGCACCCCGGGCAGTCGGCGAACCGCTCCAACATCCGTACGAACGCGCCCTCGTCGAACCCCTTAAACGCGCCGTTATCCATTGCCCATCGGCCGGGTTCTAATTTCAACGAGGCCGGGTTGCCCCAATGGCGCGGCTCGATGAGATCGCCGACGTTCTCGTCGCGCGGATAGCGCGTCGCGCCGGATACCAACAACAACAAACTCATGCACGCCTCTTGAATCGCCCGTCGGCGTAATCGATGGCGTCGAACGCTGCCGCGAGCGCGTCGCCGACGGGGTACGCGAATCCTTGCCGCGCGAGCCGTACTTTCACGCCCTCGATCCAATTGTCGAAACCGCCGTGCGGATCGGATCGCATCTCGGCGCGGATCATCGAGCACAGGATCCGGTGCGTCGGGTTCTTTTTTTCGTTTTCTTTGCGTGTCCGAATTCCGCGCGCGGAGCGTGCGGTTATTCCACTGTCGGTACTAACAACCCGTACGGTACGAAGAGAGATCGTCTTGTCCGTGGTACGTGGATCCGTGGTACGTGGATCGCGCGCGCGCGAGTCTCGGTGGGAGTCTTGACCGGACACCCCGCCGGACACGTGTCCGTGGCCGGACAACCCGCAACTCTGTGATGCCGTGCGGAGTTTGTCGCTAAACCGACCATTACCGGCGTGCCGTTGTCGGCGTTTTTCGTCGCGCCATCGTTGTCGATCCCGTTTAATTTTCGCGGAGCTTTTGTTGTGATCGTGATAGTCGTGGATGCGGAACCCGCGCGGACATTTGTGCCATAACTTTGCGCGGACAAGGGCGGTTGCGACGCTCAGCGGATCGGCCACGAGGCCGCACGCCTTGACGTACTCGGTCGGCACGAATCCGTCGGTGAGATGATGCCGCGAGTACCCGAGCCCGCCGACGTACACCGAGAGCGCGCACCCGCGCCCATTGTCGCCGCCGACGACCGCGCCCGCGCGGAGCATTTTCGGATGGTTCGCGATCTCGTCGTCGAGATAGATCACGCGCGCGCCCTCAGCACGGCGCCGACCGAATCGATCACGGCGCCGATGCGCCGCGTCATCTCGAATTTGATCACGAGCATCGCGGGATCGTTCGGGAGTCGGTCGACCTGTTCGGCGAGCCCTTGCAAGGCGTCGACGAGCGCGGCGAATTCGTTACGAATAAGTTGATCGGTCAATGGCATGACGTCACCCGTGTTTGATGATTTGCAGCGTGAACCGCCCGTGCGGATCGACGCGCGTGTATTGGGTTTTGACGGCGGGCGGGAGTTCGAGCCGCGATTGCTTGCCCCACGCGCCGCGAATCTCGAATTTGCCGACGACGCCGCGCGTGATGCCGCGCAACCGGTGTTTGAGTTCGCTATCGAGTTCGTTGAACGCCTTGCCCGGTGTCCGCAATTCCTCGCGGCGTTCGAGTGCGGCCTCAAGCTCGGGATCGTTCAACACGGCGAGCGTATCGGTTGCGCTCAGCGGCGGGTCGCACGTGCCGCCGAAGAACGGGCAACGGTGCATACATTCGTCGGGATCGCCGTCGAGATAGTCGGGCAGCGTGCCCGCCGCGACGTGATCGAGCACGGCCTCGGCGCGGGTGAGAAACGTCTCGACGAGTTCGAGGTGCGGATCGAGTTCGACGGGGATCAATTTCGGCACGCCGCTCCGGTCGAGGACGAACAACCCGAACGGCACAGCGGCGCCGAACATATACGCGAGCAGTTGATACGCCGCCGTTGCGGTCCACGGCGACTCGAGCACATCGGCGAATCGTTCGATCCGGTCGACGACGTACGGCGACCACGCCTTGACCTCGATAGGCGCACGCACGGTGCCGAGTTCGAGAAACGCGTCGACCTTGCCGGTGATCGCCGAACGCGATTTGCGATCCCGCAGTACGAACCGCTGTTGCTGATTCGTGATCACGAACGGCGGCTCGGCGTTGCGCCCGACTTTCACGAGGTCGGCGAGAATGTCGCGCTCGCGGTCGATGCCGCGCCCGATGCGCGCGATCACGTCGGCGTCGAATGCGGGTTGCTGGTCGGGCACGGTCAACTCGTACACCATGCGCCGCTCGCACACGCGGAACGCCGAGGCGTACACCGCGTCGTGCGGTGTGCGCGTGGTGCGGTGCGCTTCGAGATCGGATCGCCATGCGCGGTCGAGGCGCCCGACGAGATCGGCGGCATCAGTGATCGTGGTGGTCATAACGCGGAACCTTTCGGCAGTTCGGGATCGAGTTCCGATTGCGGGATCGCGTACGTCGGCCCGTGCCCGAGGTCGACGACCCGCGCGAACGCGAAATACGTGAGCGCGTCGATCCATCCCGCGAACCGAAACGCGGGAAACGCGCCGACCATGAGCGCGTAGAGATCGGCGTCGCCCGGTTTGTGCTGGAGCACGAGCAGATCCGAGGCGGTGCGCGGGGCCGATTTCACATCGACCCGCCGCCGATCCGGCAAGTGACAATCGCACCCGCCGCGCCTCGGGGTCGTCGTGAGGTCCGGGTACACGTTGAGCAACCGCGCGAACGCTAACTCGGCGCCGACGCCGTCGAGGTGAATGTCGAGATCGGATCGGGCGGTGCGGCGTTGATTGACGACGCGCGCCGCACAGTTGCGCGCCTGTCGCTGTTCGGCGAGGTACCGCGCGACGCGTTGCTCGTCGTCGTCGAGCATCACGGCGATCATTTCAATGTCCGTTCTGTTCCGAAAATCGCAACGCCGTCGGCGTCGAAATCGGAACGATGGAACCATGAGCCGTACTTGTGGAGTGTCTCGATCACGGCGTTCGTCGCCGCGTCGCGGGCACTGTCGCGGCGTCGAGGCTCGAACCGTTTCCGCAAGACGGCGTCGGCGATGGCGCGCGCGAGTTCGAGCGTCGTTGGGTCGCGTCGAAAGCGTTTCGCCATTTACGCCGCCGAGATCCGCTTGAGAACGGACTCGACCGATTCGCCGTCGCTGGCAGCTTTGATTACGTCGTCGGGATCAAACGTCCGTCCGGTCTGTTCGGCACACAGCGCGGCGATCTCGCGGGTGCGATGGAACATTTCGCGGCCTCGCCGCGCCATCTCGTACGCCCACTTGACGAAATCGGGGAACTCTAATTGTTCGGGTTCGCGGTATTCACCGTTGAGACTAACCGCCTTCGGATTGCCTTCTGCATCTCTCGTTCGGAGCGCGGTACGGACGCCGTTCACGAGACTTTGCTCGCCCCATTTCAACCACTCCGCAGCGGTCGCAATCCTCTTGACCGTCTTACAAATCGTTTGAATGTCCCGCTTGCCGAGCGGCAGCGTTTCCAAGACGATGGCGACGACGGCATTAATGGATCGCGTTTCGTCCGGCAATTCCGGTTGTTTCGACGTCCGTCGTGTGCTCATACGGATTTCCTCCTTGGGCGGCGCGTGGCTTCTTCTACGCGCGCAATCGCGTCTCGGGCATTGCGGCACGACAGCGCGAGCGCAGTACGTTCGACGGCGAGTTCGTCGTCGATCATGGGGAAATGATTCCAACGAATCGCCTCAATCGCAGCGGGCGCGAGTTCGGCGACGCGATCACAGGCGGTCTTGAATCGGTCAACGTCTTTCCACCCATCGTCGGGCGTTCGCATCGCGTGCGGATCGATCTCACGCATCACGCTTTCACGCGTCACGGCAATTTTGCGTTCAGTTGCAGTCCGCGCGGCATTGCCGAGCGCGCGCTCGAACCGACCACCCGAGACGGACGCGAGCCGTTGAAACGTCGAGGACTCGTTCAACGTGATCCCTTGATCCTCAAGAGTTGGAAACCGATCAACGTCGCTGATCGGTTTTGGTCGGCCGCCTTTGTTCATATCCTGCACGGCGAGTAACTCTCCGACGCGCCGTTCGGCGCGAATCCGCATAGTGCTCGCGGCGACGACTGCCTCATGACTGAGATCGCGCACTTTGATCGCGTGTTCTAGAGTCGAGATTGCCGCGAGCACGTCTCGTGCGTCCGTGACCGACACCGCGCGTGCGAGCGCCTCGCGCGCTTTCTCGCACATCGCGAGCACAGCGGCGACAGGATGTGCAGCGTCTTTGATGATGCCGACGGTACGTTGTACGAGATCGTCAGACATCAGCGCCCCCTCTTGCGTCGCACGCGGCGACGACGTGCGCGCGGCGGCGGCTTGAATACTACGGTGTCGGTTTCCGGCGGCTCGGTTGCCGGGGTCGGCGGCGCGTCGACGAGTTCCGGCAGCGCACCCGACAACGTAAGCTCGATGAATTCGAGCCGCGCGATCTCGTCACGGAGTCGGTGGATTTCCTCGCGCACGCCGATGAGCGCGAACGGACGGAGATCGGGGAGCTTCACGCCCCGGACGTGTACGCCCCCGATCATTCGTCGTCCTCGCCGGGCTCGCGCTCGCGCGTCTTGCCGTTGCCGAATACCTCGTCGACTGGCGGCGGCGCCGTCGGCGCGCCCGTGAATCCCGCCGCCTGTGCGGGCGTGAGTTTCGCGGGGTGATCCGCGATCCATTTGTCGGCGGGCACGATGAATTTTTTGTCGGGGTGTTTCGAGTAGTTCGGGCATCCGTAGAACGCCCCTCGGTCACCCTTAGCGGGCCGGTAGACGCCGCGCGCCTTGCAATGCGGGCACACGGGCGGCTCGACGTCGGGCGCGTTGGCGGGCGCCGCGCCGAGCCGTTCGTCGCGCGAGCCGAATCCTTTTCCGTGCGGACATTGCGCGGTGCGTTTCGCCGTGTCCTTCCACACCTCGTCGACGAACTCGGCGGGGATCCCTTCGAGCCCCGCGAGCATCCGCGCCGCGCGTCCTTCGAGACTCGCTCGCGCCGCCTTGCGTACCGTGAGTTCGAGATCGACGCCGCTTTTCCCCTTGCAAAAATCCTCGGTCGAACTCCGGCCGCCCTCGACGTTCTCGATCACTTGTCCCGTGAGCCGTGAGCGCGCCGAGGCGCGTTGGATGTAATAGAACACTTTGGGATCGGCGGTCGGGATCCGTTCGGGCGTCCCGAGGTCGAACGTCTCGATCCCGATCACATCGCGAATCCGCCATGCCCCCTTGTTTTGGAGATACAACGTCACGCGCCCGTCGGGATCGCGGAACGCGACATAGTCGGCGGGGAACGTGGCCGCGACCATGATCCGCCGCGCCATGTCGAGCGACGCGCCGCGCCGTTGGATGTTCTCGACGGCCCCGCCGGTCGCGGCAAGCTCGGTGATGTTCATCGGGACGCGCGCGATCCCGGCGGGGATCCGTTCGAGCGCGTGTTCGTCGTCGGGGTCGTCGTCGGGCAACTCGGCGTCGATGGGATCGTCGGACATGAATGCCCCTTTCGTGATGTCAGCGGCGGCGACGCGGGCGGTCGTCGCCGAAACGTTTGACCGGCGGCGGCTCGGTCGAGCGGACGGCGGTGCCGAATTGCTCGGCGTCGCACCGTTCGCAGATCAATTCGCCGTCGCCGCGATGGTGAATGAACCGCAACCCGCACGACGCGCAGATTTCGACGGCGTCACCGTCGGCGGGACCATCGACGACGATGCCGCCCAATTTGTCGGGGAATACCCACGTGTGCGACGCCTGCAACCGCGCGCCCGATTGATCGAGCGTTTGTAGACGCACCTTCCAATACTTGCGGCCGACGCGTGACTCGCACTCAAACAGCACGCCGCGCGGGCCGCCCGGCCCGCCCATGCGGACGCGGAGCCCGTGCCGATATCCCGAGGTGTCGCGCGGCATAGCGCACCCCGTTACGCGACGCGTCGGGTTTTCTTTTTGGGGCGCGTGCGCTCGACGCCGCGCGCCTGATCTTCGGCGTCGAGCGCGGCCGAGAGGAGCCGCCGCACGACGGCGCTTACGCCGTTCTGTTCGCGTGCGGCGATTCGTTCGAGGCGAGTAAACGTGGACGTGGAGATCCGAGTACCGATGTAAACGGCGCCGATGGCGGGCATAAGAGCAATCCCCCCGTGATGAACAACCCTAGGGTTCTTTCGTTTCTCGACTCCATTCACCGTGCGACGAGTCGAGCAACGCAAGACCGCAACTTATAAACCTCGCTCACGCGGTTGTCAACGATGAATTTTTTTTCGCGATTGTCAAACGCGGTTTGTCAATTGCCCCTCGTTGGCAGTATGCTCCCGCTCGACCCGGTGAGGCGCGGCGTTGCCGCAATCTCGACCGTACTCCGTGAACTCTTTCGAGAGGAGTAACCTTTGTCATTTACCCCACTACCCACCGACCCGGCGCGATGGCGGCTCGCGGGTGAACGCGTGATCGAGTATCGACGCGCGCACGGCGTGAAAAAAAACGGGCGCCGTCAACCCATGACGCAAGAGGTACTCGCCAAACGCGCGGGCGTCTCGCAAGGGTGCCTGCAAGCATTCGAGAACAACACGCGCGCGACGCAATTCGAGAACGTGCAGCGCATCGCCGCCGCTGTCGAGATGACACTCGATCAACTCTTCGCGCCCGGTAATGTGGCGTTCGAGCTTGGACGCGCGCGCGCCCTCGTCGCCGATTCTTCGATCTTCGTCAGCAGTGCCGAGGCCGACGGCCCGTATAGCGTCGAGGCCAACGCCGTACGGAAACTCTTCGTCGTGGCGTTCACGCGCGAACGCCTATTCGTGTTGATGCATCTCGTTACGCACGTGAAAAACCGCACGGATCCGGCGGCGATTGCGATGGTCGAAGAACTGCAACTCGCCGGGCTCGAACCGATCCCGAACGGGCCGCCGTCGGCCCCGCCGCCCGCGCCCTCGAAAGAGGCGGCGGCCTCGGTGCACGTGATGCCGCCGAATGGGAAAGAGTCACTCTCGGTCACGTCCGCGCAGTCGTCGAGACGGCGGAAAACGGGCGGGCGGTGATCGATGCGGACACGTTACGAGAAAGCGAAACGCCCCGACATCGACACCGTGCGGCATCGGCAACCGAGCCGCATAGGTACGCATCGGATCCCGCGCACGGCGGCGATGCTGCCCGAACTCGACTCGGCGTTACAAGACGAGGCCGACGAGTTTCACGTGTCGCGGTCGTGGATCACGGCGATTGCCATCGCACGGCATTTACAACTCGCGATCCCGCGCGGGATGGACTACCGCTCGATGCCGTGGAAAAAGAAAGAGTCGAGTTAGCGCGTACTTTTGACAGTTGCGTTACACACTCGTCGCGGGGTACAGAGGGGATGCGGAAGGAATTACGGAGAAGCGTAAACACCCCGACGCAAACGCGGGCGCCCGATTCTCAGCGGGCGCGTTGCTGCGCCGCGTCGCTCGGGATTTCCAAGGGGGGAGCGGCAACAATGAAACATCCCGGGGCAGTACGACAACCCACGCGGGCGCAAACCCGACGCGCCCGTCAGTTGGTCCGACACCATTGTGCGGTGCACAAATGTCGAGAATGGGTGCGCGCCGATGGGCGGTGCGCGGTATGCGACCGCGTGATACTGCCGCCCGGGTTCGACGGCGGCGGCGACGGCGGCGGCGAACCGATGGGCGTCCGGGTCGCGCGCAAGATGGCGGCCTGAAACAAGAAAGGCCCGGCGGGGGAGATCGCCGGGCCTGAGAGAGTATGAGAGCGGGCGAGCGGTCTACGCGCGGCGGCGGGGTTTCAGCGGCGAGAGGTTGCACACGTGGATCGTCATGCGGTTGTTGCGGCGCACCGGGCGCGCGACGATCCGAAACCGGGCGCCACACTGGCACGTGCGCGTGTGCACGGTCGTCGCGACGGTCGACAGGCCCGAGACGCGTACCAAGCGACGACCACAGGCCGTACAGAGCAACCGGGCGGCGTTCATGACCGCCCCCTGAATCCGCGCCGAATCCACGCGACCCCGTACCCGATCCCGAGCAACCCGGCACACGCGATGCCCCACGCGACCCCGCCCGCCAACGCGAGCGAGCGCACGAGATCGCCGTCAATCGGCAGCGAACTCGCGACGCTGAACACGAGCGCGTACCACACGAGCCCGGCGGCCGTCACGACCGCGAGCACCGCGCACGCGACGATCCACGCCCGCCACCATCCGCCGAGCGACGACAGGCGGTTCATGACCGCCCCCCGTCGACGTCGGCGCCGAGGGTCGCGAGGTGGCGGTCGACGGCGGCCTCGGCCGCTTCCGCCGTGGCGTTGAGATCCTCGACGTTGCCCGCGCCCGCGCGGAGCGCCATCAAGGCATCATCGAATGCCTGCATTAACCGGGCGAGTTCGTTCTGTGCGTCGCGGGTCGTCATATTGTTCGCTTTTCCTTCCAACCGTCGGCGGCGCCATTGCCCCGACCCCTTTAGTATCCCACAAATGATATCATTCTGCAACAGTAAACCATATCAATTTGTGACAATTTCGACCCGCCCGTAACCCCCTCAGAATGGGGTGTTTACAAGCATATTATTCTCTTGTTCAAAATGATATGTTTTGCGGTATACTAGTCAGTGAAAGGACGGTAGTTACATATGACAACGCAGTACATCGGCACCACGGAACGGGCGGCAATCATTCGCAAGGCACTCAAGGTACAGCACGGGTGGACGTCGCGCGACGTGAGCGTGCGCGCGGATCATTTCTCGATGGGCTCGGCGATCCGCGTCCGCATCAACAACCCCGACGTCTCGCTCGCGGCGGTCAAGGCGATTGCCGAGGATCACGAGAAAATCGACCGCGATCAGTTCGGCGAAATCCTGAACGGCGGCAACCGGTACGTGACCGTGAGCTATTCGCACGACGCCGCCGAGGCGCTCGCGGATCGGTTCATCGCACACGTAAACGTCGCCGTCGCCGCCCGCGAGGGCGCCAACGACCGCACGTTGATTCCGATCCCCAACACGGCGTACTTGCTCGGGCTCGGTCAGAACGGGTACGGGTTCTCGCTCTGGACGAACGGCGGGCACGCGGGCGAAGTGATGGACGCACGCGGGGCGGCGCTTTACGTGGCGGTCGGCTCGCACAATCAGTAACGGCGGGGCGCACTCATACCGAGCCCGGGCAGCGTGCCCGGGCTTTTTTGGTTTTTATTTGATATCATTTCGAGCGAGGTTACATACCAAATGACACGCAAACGCGGATACACCACGAAGTTTCGGCCGCACGGCGCCACGGGCAAGCGGTATCTACTCGGCAACATTCCGGCGGGGTTGTGGACGGCCGCGAACACCCGCGCGCGCCGCGAAAATCTCTCGATGCGCGCGACGATCCTCAACCTGTTGACGTTGTACGGCGAGGGAAAAATCGACATTCCGACGACGACCGCGACGACGAGCGACGAGGCGAAAGCGTCGTAACCCGTCCGACCACGAAAGGCACCCGGACATGAGCACATTCACAAAGGACGGTACACGTGCAGAAACGAAAGCAAACCCAGGTGGTACAGGCACTCGCGCGCGTGGGCGCGCTCGCACAGGTGCGAGAGTTGCTCGGGCTATTCCCCGACTTGATCGACGAGATCAACAAGCTCGCGCCGAAACGGCGGCTCACGCCCGCGATGCGCGACGAACTCGGGGCACACGTCGAGGCGTCGACGAACGGCTCGACCCCGAAACCAAAACGGTCGAGCAAGCGAACGGGACCGAATCCGAACAAACGATGGACGGCCGCACACCGTCGCAACTTCATCGCGGCGATGAAACGCAAGGCGCGCGAGGCCAAGAGCAAGGCGGCGACGGAATGAGCGCGCGCGAGAGGCTTGCCGACGCGTTGGAATTGCAACGCGTCGGCGACCTCGCTCTCGTCACAGACGTGTGCGCCGAGGTGCTCCGGTTGCTCGGGTGGACGTGCACGCCGCCGAGCGGCAAGGCCGGTGCGCGATGAGCGTGTACAAGCGGTGCGGGTGCGACGCGTCGCCGAACTGCAAGCATCAACCGTTGTGGTTGAAAATCTGGTACGAGGGGCGCGTCGTCGCGCGCGGCCCCGTGCAGAAATTCGCGCGGCACCTCGTCGGCGAACAGAAATTGCCGACCACGGTCGGCGAGGCCAAGCTCTTAGAGGCGGCGGCGACGCTCTGGTACGCCAAGGGGTGCCCGCCGTTCGAGGTGACGCCCGAGGCGCGCGCGGTCGAGGCCGCCGCGCGGCGGTTCACGCCAACATACGCCGAGTATCGGAAACGGCATCTCGACAAAATGGCCGAGGGCGCCTCGCGCGCGCTCGCGTTCGAGGCTCGGTGGAAATCGCGCCCGCTCGCCGTCGTCCTCGATCAACCCGAGGTCGAGGATTATTTCGACGACCGGCGCGACGTCGACGAGATCGCGGCGGGTTCGATCAACCGCGAGATCACACGCCTCGCGCATTTCATCAACTGGTGCCGGGGGCGCAAGTACCTCGCGGTCGGCGACGTCTCGCCGTTCTATCACCGCATCAACAACCCGACCGGGATCAAAAAAGAAACCGAGGGCGCGCGAAAACGGCGGCTCGCCCTCGCGGATCCGACGCGCGAGGCCGCACACGAACGGCTCGGCGAAGAGGACCGGATCATCAAGGGGATCGAGCAGCTACAGGAAACCGGCGAAGAGATGCGCGGGCGGTTCTATTGCGCCGTCGATGCCGGGTTGCGTAAGGGGGAGATGCTCGCGCTCGAACGCGCCGACGTGTTGTGGCAGCATCGCGACGGGCTCATGCTCCGCGTGCGATGGGAAACCGCGAAAACGAAACGCGAGCGGCTCGTGCCCGTCGTCACCGAACGTCTTGAGGACTTTCTGAGGGCGCGGCGGTTCGCGCCGTTCCCGTTCGGCGACGGCGAGGGTGCACGGATCTACGCGTTTCAAACCGCATGGGACACCGTCCGCGAGCGCGCGCGGCTCGTCGATCTTCGATGGCACGATCTCCGGCACGAGTGCGGCAGTCGATTCGCCGAGGGGTTCGGCGGTCGGCCGCCCGTGCCCGTGCGCGAATTGATGGAACTCATGGGACACACGAACCTCGCGACGACGCAACGGTACCTAAATCCGACGCTGTCCTCGCTCGCGGCGAACATGCGGCGCGCGGTCGGACGCGATCCGCTCCGCTAGAAAAGGCACAAAAAAGGCACAGTCGCACGTAATTCGCAAAATCGTTAGAGAAAACGGCCGTTTTGTGTTCCTTTTAAGGGGTTCAAAACGGCCCATTTTTTTGGAGATTCGCGAAATTCCCAATAGTTTGTGATGCCTCGACCTAGATTGTTGTGTATTGTTTTACTGGAAAAGGCACAAAAAAGGCACAGTTGCCGATGTGACTTTTGTGCCTCGAACAGTCACAAATTGTGCCTTTTTGAAAAGTGGATTTTGACCGGGTAGCTCAGTTGGCAGAGCAGCGCCCTTTTAAGGCGCGGGTCGCGGGTTCGAGCCCCGCCCCGGTCACCTCTCGCGGTAGACTTTCCGGGCTCGCCTGTCGATGGGAAACCACGGGCGCCCGTGGGTTCGATGGGTGAGTACGACGAACGGCCGCCGATGCGTTCGGCCATGCATTGGCGGCCGTTTCTTGCGTTTGCGGTAAGATGCGCGCGCCCTGCAATGGGGGTCGTGCTGACCGCACGAGAACGGCCGCCGGTTGCGCTGTCACGCGCCCGGCGGCCGTTCGTGTTTCAGGATCACGCCCGACAACATTCCGAGATGGAGATACAGCACGTAGCGCGGCGTTCGTTCCGCGCGCGCGGGGTCGGAATAGTAGGCGTGGACTAATTCGACGAGCCGCCACGGATCCTCGACGGCCTCGGAAATCCCCCGCAGCAATTCGGCGTCGTTCGCATCCATTCAGCACACTATAGCCCCGTCAGTAGCCCTTGCCCGACCCGTCGGTGACTTTGTACGTGTTCGGATCGAGCGGCAACTCGCCCTCGTTGAACCACGTATTCTCGCCCGGCACGGGGATCTCGCGCGCCGGATGGTGTTCGAGGTAGTTGCCGTTGAAATCCACGGGCGCGCAATACTTGTCGAGGGTCGGCGTCCCGGGTGTCGTGTTGTCGCCGCTGATTCCGTACGCGCCTTGGGGCGTGACGTTGTCGCGGAACGTGAACGGGGATTTGACGGGGGGTTTTCGGCCGTCGCTGAATTGCAGGAAATTGTTTTTCACCTTCGGGATCGTGTTGTTGAACACTTGCAACGCGGTCGCGACCCCGTTCAAGATGCGGATCCCGTTCGGCGAATCCTCGAACAGATTGTGATCGACGGTGAGCGTTTGCGTTTGCTGTGAGGGGTGCTCGTCGTCGCTCCCGAGGACCGAGACGCCGAACCCTTTCGGGCACCGTCGCGTCGTGTTGCCGGTGATCGTGACGTCGTCGACAATCGCCCACGGGTTGTCACCATCCTGATTGCGCACGGTGATCACAATTGGGGTGCCGTCTTGCCCCGCGTCCCAATTCCCATCGCAGACGTTGTTGGAGATGACGACGCGCCGCCCGACTTTCAACTCGATGGAATTCTTGACGGTCGGTTTCGGCGTTTGCGTTTTCCACGCGTCCGGTTTGAAACACGTATTCCCGTCGATCAGAATGTCGGACGGGATGCAATCGGGGATTTTGATCGACGCGCCGCCGGTCAAAATGATCTCGCCGCTCGCTTCGAGATAGTTGCCGATGATCGTGTACGGCCCCGGGCCGTTGTGGATCCACACCGCTTGTGAATCGCGGTTCGCTTCCCAAAAGTTGAGCACGTTGCATTCGCGCACGGTGATATCGGCGCCGTGTAGCACGATTGCGCGGTGCCCGCCGTCGGCGCCCGCCTGTACCGTCACGTTGACGAACTCGACGCGGTGCGGTTGCTCGTCGGCGTCGGTGCACTCGAACTCGCCGACGATGACCGCGTCGCGATCCGGCGCGCCATTTTCAATCGTGCCGCCGATGATCTGCACATCGTTGGCGCGTACCGCGAGCGTCGGCTCGAATTGATCCGACGGTCGGAGCGTCGCGCCCGTGAGCGTGAGGTGTGTTGGTTTGCCGACGACGAAATTTCCCGCGTACGTCCCGGGCGCGGCCGTGATCGTGCCGCCGCTCGCGAGCGCCGCCGTCAATTCGTCGGACGTCGTGACGGTCGTTTCTTCGCCGGGTTCGCCGCCGCCCTCGCCGCCGCCGCCGCCCTCGCCCGAGATCGCGCGCGCCTCGTCGATGAGCGGTTTTATTTTCTTGCCGTGTTTCACGACGGCGTCGGCGTGCTTTTCCATCTCGGTGTAAATCTGATCGAGTCGACTCATGGTTGCCCCCTTAGTACGGCGATCCGTCGAGTAACCGCATTCCCTCGCCCGAGCCCCACACTTTGGCGTCGGTGTGTTTCACGTCGTCGAATGTGCACGTCGCGAGGTAGCCGTCGAGGTTCGCGTCGTCCTCGGTCGGCGTCGGGTTGTCGAACATGCGGTACGCGCACCGCTCGAACGCGCGGAGCTTCCACAGGTTGCCCGCTTGCCCGAACTGCCACAACGTATCGACGATCCGCGCCTGCCATTCGTCGGCGAGCCAATTGGGATCGCCCTGATAGTTGATCCCGTTGACGTCGCCGCCGAGATGATTCCAGAACCCGAACCGCCCCTCGGGATCGCCGTCGGCGAACCACGAGGTCACGTGCGGCGAGAAATGCAACCAGCACGCGCACCCGGCCGCATGCGCGCGTTGCCCGACGGCCTTGCAAATATCCTCGGTCGTTTTGCCGGGCGTGTTGAAGAGATCCATTTCCCACGCGGGGATGAATTCGTCGACGGCGCGCGCGGCGATCAACGCGTCCATGATCGGGAACGCGTAATCTTTGTACTGTTGCGGGCTCATGTCGTGCGCCTGAAAATATTTCGAGGCGAGAAACGAGCAGACGTACAACCCGGTCGATTTGAGGTACGCGTGATGGTCGACGACCTGTTGCAACGAATGCCCCGAGCCCGGCGGCGAGTTCGGGCCGTTGTCGACCGGCCCCATTTCGTCGGGCGGCGACAGGAATACGTGCGTGTAGCCGTTGCGGAAATTCTGATCGATCCATCGCTCTTGATAGTCGCGCGGGTAGCGATCAAAGAACCACGAGAGAAACCGATTTTGCGCGGGGTAGTTGCTCGACCCGCCGGGCACGAACGGCAACCCGTCGAGCGTGATGCCCCAACAATCCGCGCGCAAGTAGTCGCGATCCTTTGTCGGCGGCGTCCACGGCAACTCGGAATAGACCTTGATGCCGGTCGGGAGCGGCGGCAGCGGCGCGCGTTTCTCGGGCGACGGTCGACTCGTCGCCGTGCCGCCGCCGCCCATCAACAGCATGTGTCGCGTGTCCATCACGACACCTCGACACAAAACCGGACGTACGAATTTTCCTCGCCGTTCCACGGACGATCCGCAACGAGCGAGGTACCGACGCGGCGGAAACTCTCGAACGTGCCGCCGGGCGCGGCGCGCCATTCGTCCTTACCCGCGTCGGTCACGCAATAGATCGGCGTCCCGTTCACGTTGGCGTCGGGGCTCGCGGCCCGCTTGACCGATTTGTAACTTTCGGATCCGTCGCCGTTCTTGATGATCTCGAATTTCATGACCTCGAAATTCGGGTTCGTTTTCTCGTAACGCGTTTCGATGAACAACATAGGCGGTCCCTCCGGTTCGGGTGGTTGCGGCTCGGGCTCGGGCGGCTCGACGACGTCGGGCGGTTCGACGGCGTCGGGCGGCTCGATGGGATCGGGCGGCTCGATGGGCGGTTCGACGGGCGGCTCGACGGGTTCGGGCGGTTCGACGGGTTCGGGCGGCGGCGGCACGAGCGCGACGCGCGGCTCGGTGCGGTCGATGCGGAGCACGCTCACATCCCCGGGCGCCTCGCCCGAGGTCGTCGAGGTCGCGATCCACAGTTCCCCGTTGACCGCGCGCGCGTGGTGATTGAAAAACGTCGGCGTGGTGCCGAGCACGTACCCGTCGCTCGCGCCGTCTTTTTGCGCGATGAACCCGAGCGCGTCGGACCAATACACGAGCCATCGCTCGCCGTCGGGGAGATCGACCACTTGCAGATTGACGCCCGGCAGCGCGAGCAACGGGATCGCCGTGCCGAGCGCGCCGCCGCGCCACACCGCCGCGCGCTCGTCGAGGGTCTGTTCTTCGAGCGCCCACACGCCGACGGCCTCGGACACGACGCCGTCGGGGTCGACGAGTTCGAGCCCGTAGCCGTTGCCCCGGTCGGGGATATACCCAATCGTGCCGTTGGCGGCGACGGCGAGGTGCGCGAACCCGGTGCCGCTGTTCGGGAGCCCGGCGGCGGGCAAATGCCCGAGCGACCCCCAACACCCGAACCCGGCCAACCATGCGATAAACCGCCCGCCGCCCGCCGCGTAGTCGTTTGCGCCGCGTTGCTCGGCGAGGGGGGTAGGTTGGGCCGCCCCCGGGCGCCACGTCGCTAGAACGCCGCCTAATGGGGCGGGGGCGGGTATCTGGACGAGCACCGTATCGTCGTCGAGCCAACACGCCCCCCCGAACGTCGGAAACGGCAGGGGTACGCCGTTGAGCGAGGACGGGTGACCGCCGACCCCCGCGAGCACGTCGCCGCGACTGTTGAGCACCGGCATTGCGACCCCCTTAGAGCAACCACGCGAGCATGACCGCCACGAACGCGGCGCGCGTGAGCCGCTCGCCGAGCGTCGTCGACAGGTACGCCGACACGGCGAACAGCACGAGCGCGAGCACGATGCACACGAGCCGAAGCGTTGGAGTCGATTGCATGGCGTTCCCCTTTACAGCAAATCCGGGTTGTCGTTGTTGTCGTCGGCGGCGAGATGCGCGCGGGTTTCGTCCGAGACGGGGCCGAGTCGATATTTGTCATACGCGCGCGCCATGTGGCGGCGGCGTTGATCGTCGGCGAGCGCGGACCAAATCACCGCGACGACGAACGCGGCGGCGGCGAGGCCGACGAATCCCCAAAACCCCAACATCACGGCACCGGCGGCGGCGGCGGCGGCGTCCCGTTGATAAGAAACGCATCGAGCGCGAGGAGATCGTCGGCGCGCAACGGGTCGGCGCCGAGCGCGTCCAGCGCGAGCGGCGTCCACGCGATCTCGACGGGCGTTTCGAGGAGCGTCGTCAAGTCATCACGAAACGCGGCGAACGTCGCGGGCGGCACCTGATAGTTACCACTCCCGGGCGGATCCTCGCCGCCGTGTTTTTTTACGAGGTCGTCGTGCAGCGTGCGGTACGTTTTGAGTTCCTCGCGCACGAGCCGCAAGAGTTTCGACGTTGTGTACGCCGTCTTGACGGGCAGTGGTCGCGCACCGAGCCGGTCGAGCGCGCCTTCGGCGGCAGCAATCGCGCCGAGGGTTGTCGTGATCATCGGTTCACACTCCGGCAAGGAAATCCCAATCGGTCATAAGTTGCGATTCGAGGGCGGCGTCGGTCGCGGCAGAGACGACCGTGCCCGAGGGAAAATCGTACGTCGTGTCCGCGCCCATGACGTTCGTCCGTTCCACGATCCACGGCGCGATACTTTGCGCGGTGAACGTCAAGTTGTTGATCGTCACCCGCGCGTACGCGACCCGCTTGTCGTGATTCGGCGTCGCCGGATCTTCCTCGACGACTTGAAACGCGACGACCGCGAGCGCGGATCGGACGCGTCCTTGGAATGCGAGATCGTTCGCGAGGCGTTGTTGTGTATAGGCGTCATTCGGCATCTTGTGTTGTCCTTTCGAGCGCGGTTAGCCGTGCATCAAGCTCCTGCATCGTGGCGACGAGCACGGGAATGAACTGGGCGTAATTGAGGCCCGTCGGTTCCCCGGCGGGATCGCGAGAGACGGCGCCGAAATCCGCGTCGAGCGCGGCGACCTCTTGCGCGATGAAACCGTGTTGCCGTCCGGCGGGCATCGTCGGATCGATCCACTCGAAATCGACGGGCCGGATCTGCCGGAGAAAATCGGTACGGTAGGCGGTCGGGCGTACGTTCGTCTTTTGCCGGGCGTCCGACGTGACGACGCCCGCGACGATGTACGCCGTTTGCCAGTACCACGATGGATGGCCGAGATTCCAGCGGGCGCCCGGGAAGAATTGCCCGCCGTCCCAGTAGAGCGCCGCGCCCGCCGCTAACAGTTGGATGCGCCCATGCGTGTCGGAGTTATAGCCGGTCGTCCCGTCGCCGACAAAGATGTACCCCGCCGTGCCCGACTTCCCTTGCATGATGGCCGCGTACCCGTTCGGGGACGCGAAATAGGTAGTCGCGTTCAGCACCGAGCAGTTGACCAAGTTGGCGCCGTTGATGTCATAGCCGTTCATGTTCAGCGCGGCCATCATCGCGCCGAGTGAAACCGACCCCGCGACCCAGAAGTTGCCCGCGAGATACAAGCCCGTGTTGGAGTACAGGCCGTAACTCGCGTGACTCGCGATGTAGTAACTCCCTTGATTCGCGGGCAGACCCGACACGCTACCCGGATAGATGAAGTAGTTAGCCGCCTGCTGGAAATGTTGCCCGCAGAAAATCGTGCCGCCCGTGGTGAGCGTCTTAGAACACGCGATACACCCGACGCCGGGCGAGTACCCCGGCACGTAGGTCGCGAACGGTCCAATCGCGAGCGAGAGCGCGGTGATCCCACCGTTGTTCGTGTTCGTCGTCGGGTCGGCGCCGTAGCCTTGAACGCACAAAAAACCCTGATTGATGTACTGGTTTCCGGCAGCGGTCACGATCCATTGCGTGTTGGGATCGGTACTGCCGCCCGATTGGGCGGCGGGGGGGAGTGCTCCAACCCATAGGCGCGCGTTGGTATTCGAGGGGGTGCCTTGATAACACATCCCGACGCCGATGCCCGCCGCCCCGTTCGCCCCCGAGAGAAAGAGGCCCGTCGGTACCAGTTTGATATTGAGATTCTGTTGATTGACGAGCGCGCCGCCGCTCAATGACCAACCGCCGATCAGTCCGGCAGTCGCGACAATCGTGCCCGTGATCTGTAAGACCGTGCCGTTCCACGTCAGACAATTGCCGCCGGACGACGGATCGCCGACGCGAAACTTATAGATCCCGTCGGCGGTGTCGCGCCCCATCCACACCCCGGGGGTCGTACCGCCGAATGAGGCCGGAAGCGGATTGCCGAGCGCGAACGATGGCACCGCGTGATCGATCTTCGCGGTGACGTTGCCCGCGTTCCACAAGACCAGATCGATCCCGTGTAACTCGAATGCGGTGTTACTCGCGCGGAAGTACTGCCCGTTGCTCGGCGCATACGCGCCCGCGATCATCCCGTATTCATTCGCGGTGCTCGTGATGCCGAAGAGATTGCCGAACCGCGTACGGATCGTCCGGTTCGCCGCGAGCGGTGACGTCGTCCACGTACCAATTTGCGCGTACGGCCCATTCGCGTCGTACGCGCCGTCGGCCGCTTGCACTTCGTAATACCCGCTGCCGCTCACGCCGAAATCGACGACGAGCGTGCCCGTCGAGACGGTCGCGCCGCCCGCGAGCGTGCCGCCCGTTGCACTCGTGCCGCGCGTGAACGTCCACGATTGCGTGTTCCCCGGTAACCCCGTGGTCGGTGCGGTGACTTGTCCGTACGCGGTGTCGGCGGTGAGCGCGCCGCCGCTCCGCGACACGATGCGCAGTTGCACCCAATCGCCCGCGACGAATACGGGCATCCCGGGCGCCCCGGCCACGTCCGCAACGGTGATCGTCACCGCCGCGCCGTACGCGGGGATCACGACGTCTGCGCTCAGCACCGCGACCGCTTTCGCGATCAGTTCCCCGCCCGCGAGCGACCGCTCTTGATCGGTCGCGAACACCTTGACGTGCAACGTATCGATCCCGAGTGATCGAAATTCGGCGGCCCCCGTGCTCGTGATCCGCCATCCCGTCGTCCCGCTCACGTACCCAATAGATCCGAGCGTGCCGCCGAGTTCAAGATTCGGCGTGCCGGTCACGACGCGTGCAATCGGCGCCCCGCTCGGTTGCGCGATCATGAAATCGTACCCCGAACCCGCGAGCCCTTGAACGACCAACCCATTGCCCGCGTCGCGATAGATCCGGCCCGGCCCCGGCGGGCTCGACCCGCCGAGCGTAAACCCGCCCGACGTCGTCGCGCCGTTGACGGTGAGCGCACCGCCGACGGTCGCGTCGTTTGTCACACCGAGCGAGGCGAGCGTCGACGCGCCCGCCGTGAGGCCCGCGAGGGTCGTCGCGCCCGTGACGCCGAACGTGCCGCCGATGCTCGCGTTATTCGTGACGACGAGCGACGAAAGCGTCGACGCGCCGGTCACGGTCAGCGTGCCGCCGATGGTCGCGATGTTCGTGACGCCGAGCGAGGTAAGTTGCGAGGCGCCCGCGTAGAGTACCCCGAGGGTCGATTGCCCGGTGACGCCGAGCGTGCCCCCGACCGTGGCGTTGTTCGTGACGCCTAGCGAGGCGAGCGTCGAGGCGCCCGCCGTAAGGCCCGCGAGGGTCGTCGCCCCGGTGACGCCGAGCGTGCCGCCGACGGTCGTGTTACCCGTCACGCCGAGCGAGGCGAGCGTCGACGCCCCGGTGACGCCGAGTGTGCCGCCGAACGTCGCGTTACCCGTGAACGCGTTGAGCGCGGCGTTTTTCAATGCGACGTTCGCCGACAATCGCGCATCAGGGATCGTGCCGGTGAGCGCGGTCGACGGGAGATTCGTTAACCCCGCGCCCGATCCCGTGTACGTGGTCGCGGTGACGTCGCCCGCGATTCCCACCGTGCTCCCGCTCTCGGTGATCAGCGAATCGCCGATGGTCGCCGCCGACGTCCATTTCGCGAGCTTGCCCGTCGTGCCCGGGCCGATCTCCGCACTGCCGCCGCCGCCGCCGCCGCCGCTCACGATATTCGCGGGCGATCCGCTCGCGCCGGTCGCGACCTTGTTCCACCCCTTGATCATGTCGCGCCACGTGTCAATCGGCGTGACGGTCGTACTCGCGGCGGCGGTCACGTCGCGATACGTGCGGCCGTCCACGTCGCTGATCCCGACGTCGGTGATCAGACATTGCGCGTTGAGATGCCGCGCCGCGCGTACGATCTGTTGCACTTGTCCCGGGTGGACGCCTGTATGGAGCGTGCGGTACTTCACTGTCCGCAGTTGTTGCGAGGCCGCAAGCACGTCCGCGTCGGCGTGTTGTTGCGCGAGCGTCGCGTCGAATACGTCGGGTTCGCGTACGAGTTGCTCCCACAGGCCCGGCGGGTCGGGGATGCCGCCCGGCGCGTCGGCGTACTTCAGTACCGGGAATTGCGCGGTGTAGATAAACCTGATCGCGGAGCCCGCCGCCGGGGCGCCGACGGTGCGCGTGAGGGTCGACGTTGCGTTGTCGTACGACCACTCGGCGGGCGCGTCGCCGAGCGTCTCATTCACATCGGGGTCGGTCGCGAGGTGCCCGGGCGGGTTATTCGTGACGTACCCGCGCGTCGCCGCCACGTAGTATTGCAACGGAAACGCGGCGGTCGTGCCGTCGCCCGTAAACGTCTCGGTGACGTCGTGGAGACCCGCGCCCGCGAGCACGAGCACGCGCGTGGCGTAGGTCGCAATCGAGGGCGCGACGGTCACATCGCCGATGGTGTTGCGATCTCCGTCGGCGATGTTGAACGGCG